GTCTTGTCTTACATTACCAACAAATACTTCTATGTCTAAAGTTGAGGAAGGTGCTACATCTAAAGTAAATGCAGTTGTACTTCCATCACCATTAAATCTCTTACCTGCAAGAGATTGAAAAGTATTTCTGGTATCTAAAGGTGTACCTATAAAAGCCATTTTACGTTATCTCCATGATTGACAAAGTAATATCAGCCGCACCAGATGCTGTTAGTTTTAACACATCTGTGGTTTCCATTACTACTTTATTTCCGCTTAACAGTTCAAGTGTTCCGCCAACAGGGATGGGTGCATTAGTTACTAACTCAACATCTTGGTTGGCTTCGTTATTTGCTCCTGCTCTGTTAGAGGTGTCTGAACTCAAAGTAACTGTTGCAGTTATTTGACTAGTCGTTGTATTACCTACCATAACACCAAGAACTACTGTTGTTGTAGAACCTGCTACTGTGTAGATATCATCGGCACTGGTAACACCTGCTTTTGTTACTACTTTAAAAGTATTAGCCATTTATCCTCCTATTATCCTAAAGCTATTGCTAATGCTGTAGGGTCTTCAGTCGAGAAGCCTGCACTAGTTAAATATGTTTTAAGTCTTGTTAATGTAGCTTTTCTATTTGTGCCACCTGCACCATCGTCTACAATTATTAAATCTGCGTCTGCTAATGCAGCACCAATATCTGTGCCGCCATCTATATCTAAACCTGTTAAAGGAAAAGTACCTGCTTGTTGTACATAAGTTAAAATTCTTGATGCAGCAGTTTTTCTTTCTGTTCCGCCACCTCCATCATCTACGATGAAAAGGTCAGCATCAGCTAAATCTGCACCTATGTCTGTTGCTCCATCTATTTCTAAAGCACCTATGTCTACTTTACCTGCTGTAGATATTGTAGATAATTTACTGTCTGCAATAGAACCTGCAAGCATAGCATTTGTTACAGTTCCAGAATCTCCAGTTCCTACTAAGTTTCCAGAAGCTGTAGGTAAAACTAAAACTGCACTACTGCCTGCTGAGTGAGGTGCTGCTTGTAATGTTTGTGCGTGAGCATTAGATGACTCACAATAGAATTTTACTTTTGCAACATTACCAGTACCTGTTCTAATGTCTATTAATCCATCAGATACTGATATACCACCAGAACTTCCATTACCATCCATGATAACTTTACCAGTTCCATTAGGTAATAAATCTATGTTTGCATTAGAGGTGGTAACTATGTCGTTACCATTCATATCAAGATTGCCACCTAGTTGTGGAGAAGAGTCACCAGATAAATCTGTTAAACCACCAACACTACTAAAAATACTTGCAATAGAAACTTTTTTAAGTGCAGTTGCACTGTTGTCTCTTAATAATAATTGGTCATTAGAAGTATCAATTCCAGAAGATATTGCAGTTTGAGATGATATTATTTTTTCACTAACAGCACCATCTTGTAAGATACTGTGTATTTCATCGCTGCCATCAATGTAAATAATATCTTTTAATCCAGTTGCTACTGTTACTGTTTGTGCCCCAGTTCCTGCTGTACAAATTACTGAACTGTCAGAACCATTATTAATATAATATGTTTTTTGTTTGTTAGGAAATGTTACAGTGCGTGTTGTTCCCGGAGAACCAGTAAATTTTATTACTGCGTGTCTACCATTATTTCCTGCTGTACCATCGGCAAAAGCTAAAGTAACATTACCAGATGCAACACTTACTTCTACATATCCGCCAATAGCGTCATCTAGTAAATCAATAAGTGAATCATTTAAAACTTCACCCCATGTTCCTACATTTTCTCCATCGGTTTGTTTAACAAAACCTAATTGTGTAAAGTCTGACATTTAATTTGCTACTCCTCTTGTCCATGTTTCATCTCCTCCAGATGTAGTATCTATAAGAGACCATAATTTTACTGTTCCTTGAGAACTTGTTCCTGTAATACCAGACACAGTATTTACAGTTGCAGTTCCTGTTATATTTGCAGATAAATCTGCAACACTTATTCTTAAATTATCATAACCAACTTGGTTAATTGTTGCACCACCAGATGCTTGCTCAGTACCTAAAGCTAGTGTTGCTGCAATTCCTGTTTCTGTAAGCAGGATACCATCATCCCAACCATCATCTCCATATGCACCTGCATTCCATCCACCAGTGCCCGAAGCCATTAGCTAATCCTAATTAAAGCTGTATTGTGTGCTGCTGTTGGAAACTGTATTTGAAAAGTTCCGTTTGATGATGAAAAATCAGAACCAAAATCTAAAACTGCTATTGCTGCGTTTGATTTGCTATTATTATAAATTAAAGCACCTCTTGCAGTAATAGTAGCCGATGTAAAACTTGGGTCTGCTGCATCAAAAAAAGCAACACTGTTTGATGTGTCTAACGACACTGCTTGACTAGATAAGGTTGCACCACCTGCTGTATAACCAGTCCCACTAACTTCATTAGAAGTTGTGTAAGCTGATGTTGTTGCACTTAATGAGGCACTTGAAGTATACAAAGCTATTTTAATTGTATCCCCTCCATTACCTAAATTTTGTGCTCCATCTAGACAATCTTGTTTAAAAACATTTGTTAAAGTTTGCGTAATTGCCATTTGTATCTCCTATGTACTCATTTGTTTTAAATAATTCTCACCCATAACATTAGCGGGTGCTGTGAAGTCATCTCGTCTTCTTCTTCTTGCTTGATTGTTTACTGCCTCTACTGCTTCTTTATATCTTTGTGTATAAATTGCGTAGTCTTCTCTGCTTTTTGTAAAAGTAGATGCTTCCATTAAACAACCATATAGAAGTAAATCTTGTGCGTTTTCTGTTAACCAGTTTGTTGTGTTAGTGCTAGAGAGCTCTGCAAGTCTTCTTGAATATGTCATTTCAACACTTAATGCAGCACTTGGTGTAGGTGCAACTAAAATACCAGTATCAGAATAATTTGCCCAATATTTAGGTGTTCCAGTTGATGATGAATTAGGCCAATAATCATAAATAAATTCGTCAGTTCTTTTTTCTAAAAACACTCTTTTTGAATCAGAATCAATTAATAAAAAATGAAATATAATTTTTGCATCTACGGGTTTACTTACAAATCTATCTCCAACATTAAAAGATGAATTAGCTGCTTCATGAAAAGCATAAGGGTCAACATCTCTTGCTATTCTTTGCTCTGCTAAAGAAATAAAGTTTGATGTTTCATTAGAAAATTCTGTTCCATCATTTTCCATCCAATCTTTTATGTCTTGCGTGAGACTACTAAATGTCATTGTTGCCATAATTAACCTACATCATCTATTAGTGCTGCCACTATTACATTTGCACTAGCATCACCTGCATCGCCAATATCTGCACTAATTGCATGTATATCTGCTACTGTTGTGTTAGGTAATCTGCAAAACCAAGATTGTTCTGGCCCAACAAAAATACCATCTCCTAAATTAAATGCTGCTGTTCCTGCATCTATTGAAATTACAATACCATCAGATGTGCTTGTGTTTTTTACAAATAAAAACTTTACTTTGTCTGCTGTAGCAACTGCTGTTGGTGCTGTATCTTGGTCAACTGCTGTGTAATCTAAAAAATTACCTGCAATTAAATCAGCACTTGTAGTTGTTACACTTGTAAGTTTGTAATACCACTTATCATTTGCATCATCTGGTGTCACAATCATAGAGCCACTAATTACTTTTGCTATCTCATCTGGCAGTAAAGTTGCTTTTAAAGTTATAGTTGCGTCATCAGCCATTATTTTTTACCTTCTTTTTTTAATCTTTCTTCTCGCTCTTCGTATTTTTTTACTTCTTCTGGAGAAGGAGTTCTTATGTATCCTTTTTTTGGATTTCTTATAATTGCCATCTTAATTGGCTTTACAACTACATCTGCCATACTACCCCTTTGTTATCTTGAATTGTAAACCTTTTACAGGCACAACTACATTTTTAACTTTTTTCGATGTTAAAATGTTTCCAGAGGTGTCCTGTGTATCTATACGGCCCGACATGGGTAAGTGTTGACCCAATGTCTGCGTAGATTTTTCCTCCAAGTTTTTGCCATCTTCTTGAGAAGGCGTAATCTTCTGATAAATATCTTCCGTCATCATCTTTCATTGTATCAAAAAACAAGTATGTGTTTTCTGAATTAAATTCTTTTCCATTTAATATTTGGTCTGAAACATATTTTAAATCTTCATATGCTTCTTTCATTTTAATTAAACACTCTCTTTTAATTAACATGAAACCTGTTGCAGCGTCTAATACTTCTGCAAAACCTTTATCTATTTTTATTTCACCTTTGTTTGCAAAATTTAAAACATAAGGATGACACAAATTTTGATAATCTTTTTCATTCTTAATTAGTTCTGGCATCATGTTCCAACTAATTAATTTCATTGGATAAGGAGCACAGATAATATCTTTGTCATATTCAAAGTATCTTTTTAAATTATCTGGACTAAATCCAATATCTGCATCTATAAATAATAAGTGTGTAAACTTTTCATTATCTAAAAAGTTAGCTACTAAAGTATTTCTAGCTCTTGTTATTAATGACTCTTGTCCAAGAGTTTGTATATTTAAACCTATTTTATTTTCTAAACAAAAGTTTTGTAATTCTAAAACTCCATGAAGATAATCTTCAGTAAGCATACCACCATAACAAGGTGTTCCTACAAATAATTCTATTTTGTTAGCTGACACTCACAGACTCATTACCTAAACTTACGCTTAAAGTCAAGGTACTGACTAGAGGTGTTGCATTTGCAGATTTAAAAGTAGATGTTATTTTTCTATCTGCACTTGTTACACCAAGTGTTGCTAATAAAGGACTTACTGCTCCATTTTCTATTTGTTCAGTTGGTTTAAGTTTTACTGGGCCCCTTGCATCTTTTAATGCTTGTGCATCTGGTTTTTGTTTTCTTGGTTCAAGTTGAGGATGTTTTGCCTCAAACTCTGACCTATGAACAAAAGAGCCATTCCACTCTTTAACCATTTCATTATATGGGAATTCCATACCGCTTCTATCGGATATAGCTTTCGCATACTTACCAGTTGCAAAAGGCATTATATATTATACCTTAAATCTGGTTTAATAATCATATCAACTTTTTCTCTGTTATCTTCCATAGCTCTTCTTAGCTCTTCTTCATATAACATTTTAAGTTCTTGTCTTCTTTGTATTTCTATTTGTGGTCTACGCAAAGCTAAATAATAAGCTAATCCACTTACAGCACATGGTAAAAATCTATCTGGTATATCAACATTTTCTGTTGCTGCCGTAATATCTTCTACTCTTCTTCTTTCATTAAACTTAAAAACATCAGCAGAATCTGGTGTAGGATAAAGAAATACTTTTGGAGTTAATTGTTTATCTAAAAAATATTGAGATGGTCTTCCAGTATCTGCTTTGTTTGGTATTTTTAAATAATCGTCTCTACTAATTCTTTCTAATTCAAAGTCAGTAACTGTAGAATCTGAATTTGTTTTTTGTATAACTGCCTCTGTAATATCTACTGTATGACTGTTTAACGTATAACTAGCAGTGTTTGCCGTTAAAGTTTGTGTTGATTCTGTAACAGTCCAAAGTTGGATATTTCTATTACTCCACTCTTGTAATAATAAATTTAATTGTCTTCTTCCTACTGAAGATTCTTTACCTGTTTGTGGTTCCCCACCAATACGGGCGTAAGCATCTTCAATTATTTCGTCAACAGCAAGAGTAAAGGTTCTAGTTCCAGAGGTAGCCATAATATTAATATGTTTTTGATAATTTTAAAATAATTGTATAGTGGTCTCCACTTGTGTGTCCTGTAGTGGTTAATAGTAAATCACCATTTACACCAGAACCTGCATTATTAGTTAATCCACCAAAGTCTCTAAAATCCATGTATCCTTGTGAAGATAAAGCACCATTAGCACCTAATACTTTACAAATAACATTTGAACTTGCATTCCACAATAAATCTACACGCATACCAAATATATCATAATATATTTCTTGTATTGCAACTCTTGAGCAAGATTCACCTTTTTGATAACCTGCATTTTTTGCTAATGCAGAGACATCAACTTTAGTTACTGCACTTTCACCAGAGCCATCAGATATGTTTGTAATTTTTACGAGAATGTCTTTACAACCCTCAGTATCACCAATAATTTGTGAAGTTACTGCATCAGCCATTTTTCTCTCCTAATTAAAATTAAATTAATCTCACTCCTCACAATCATGAGGAGTAAGGATATTAGTTTACAAATATTCATTAATATACTGAGTATTCTAATTCAACTGTGAATCTACCCGCAGTTATATCAGCGTTTACTGCTGTAGTAGCAAAAGCATATAAGTTTTTACTAGCAATCGCAGCCGTGATATTTGGAACAAATATGTGATAATTACCGGCACTGTTATTAAAGTTTACGTCAACCTCTGTGATTGATTGTGTAGCACTTAACTGTTCGTTAAAAGATGTTACACCCGCACCAACGATTTCAGTTCCAGAAGAAACTGCTGCGTTAGTTGCTGTACCAGAAGTTGCACTTAATGATAAACCACCAACAAGAGTTTCTCCTGCCGCAGTTGTAATACCAATTAATGCTCTGTGAATAAAAAATTTGCTAGGTGTTACTAGTCCGTCTGGTGCGTCTGTGTTTAATGCACCAAGTTCTACAAGTACATCACCATCTCCATATGCAGTTGAAGCAGCATTAGTAGCAGCTAGTGAACCTGCAAATGATTGAATTTTTCTAGTTCCTAATGAAACTAGTTGTCCAGTTGAGTTAATGTTAACTCCTGTTTCTGTAATAGCACCAGAAGTGCTATCTTTATTTATAACTTTAAATCCGGCTTCTGAACGAACCGGCCCGTTAAAAGTTGTATTAGCCATTTTAAACCTCGTAGTTAAATTATATCATCTCTTCTACATCGTCTGCTAGGGCAGTTGATATAATTGTTATCCCTAGAAATAAAAAAGGGGGATAAAAATCCCCCCTAATTCGTAATTTATGCTCCCGGTGAACCGAAGATACATCTCCAGTCTGAGAATCCAAAAGAATATCTTTCAGATGCTTTGAAACGCATATTTCCTGTTTCAAAATCTGGCTCCATTGATGTTTTCAAAGGTCTTCTTTGGAACATTTTTAAACCAGTATTGTTCATATCAGTTAAGATAAAGAATGCATCAGTATCAGTTAAGTAATGATTTATTACATAACCTTCTGGGAACATACCCATAGTTCTTAATGCATTTGTGTCGTTATCAGCAGTACCAACTCTAAGGTCACTTTTCAAAATTCTTTGAGCTGTGAACGATAGTTCTTTTGGTATTACTAGCTTTCTAGCTTGTACCGCTACTGGAATATTTCTGTCATCTGTAAAACCACCAATTGAAATAATTGCGTTTTCTAAAGATGATTCAGAAAGGTCAGCAGCCGTAGACGGCTCATTAGCTTGGTTTCCTGCGGCAACAGTTGGGTGGTCAGTGGTAATTAATGGTTTACCATCTCCTCCCGGAAAGCTCGTACTAAACGCATTGTTTAATACATTTGCTCCTTTTACCTGTTTTGTGTAAGCCATTGAACGAGCTAGAGCAGCAGTATATCTTTTTGATAATGTATCATAAAGATTGTCTTCTACCGCTTCTTCAGTAATTGCAAAAGCAAGTGCAACTGTTTCATGCACATATCTTGCAGTCCATTGTTCTGAAGCAGTATCAAATTCTACTGATGCACCCTCTGACTTAGTTGGTGCAGCACCAAAGCCAGTGATAAGAGTTTCCTCTTCAAAAGCTCTGTCTGATGATTCTTCTGTAAAGATTTCAGCGTGTTCACGCTCCCATCTTTTGTACTCCATACCGAATAGGGCGTGGAGTCCCGGCTCCAACTCTTTGACAAGTTGGGTTCTTGATATAACAGCCATTTTATTGTCCTCCTATTATACGCCCGGTGTTCCATCAGCATCAATATGTTGATTCAATTCATGTTCATAAATTGAAACTTCAAGGATACCATTGGTTCCGTACGAGTTGTCTGGTGACTCAAACTTACGATGAATTCGTAAATTAGCAGTTCCAGTTCCTGTTGTTCCACTAACTTCAAATCTGCTTTGTCCAGATAAAGTATCACCAGAACCTGCAACTATGTCAGCATTGTTACCAATGTCGGCAAAGTCAGCAGAGCCTGCTGATTGAACAGCATAAACGATGTTAGGGTCGTCATAAATATAAGCAGTGACATCGCCACTTGCTTGTGTGGTAGTTCCAGTTGGAAAGTATTTAACAAACTTAACTTCTCCGTCTGTTGCAGTATATTGAGCACCTGCGAATACACCTAATATTCTATTACCGGCAGCAGCCACATCAATGTAGCCTGTTGCTAGTAATTTAACACAATCACCAGTAAAAATATTAGATGATGTTCCGCTAGCTATTTTATACTCATTAGCACGAATTTGTCCGCCTGTTAAATGTCTCACTGGTCTTAAACCGAATGCGGCATCTACATTAGCCATATTATTCTCCTAATTGTTAAATAGTTAAAAAACCCGCACCCTTATCTAAAATTATTCTGTAGCTTTCTTTTTACCATAAGATACAGAACTATTACGCCTTTGTGATATTGTTGGCATAGATGGATTTTGTTCTTTTAATAAATCATTGTCAACAGCTTCAGTCTGCATTTGAGTTTTATTTTCAAAATACTCATTTTTAGCATCAGCCATTTCCTTGTCTATCTTAGCAAGAACTAAATCACCTGTTCCAATCACGCCTGCGTATTTTCCAGATTCGTGTACAGGGACATCAAAATCGGGGTGTTCTTCTTTTCTAACGAACTCATAGCCTTCCCGTTTCCGTTTAGCTACGTTTCGAGCGTCATCCTCCCCACCCGTACTCACTCTCAACCATCTGTATTTAACGCCTTCGACATTTGGTTTCGGAGCATCTAGATATGAAGGAGGTGTGTAAGTTATTTTACGTTTCTGATGAGACCTAGATGTTGTCGCATCAGACGATGTTTTATTTTTATTGGTCATTTGTGTTCCTCACAAACTTGGCGTATTCATTTGGTGGCACACCTAATTTTTTAGCCATCGCCAACTGACTAGGGGTCAAAGAGACCTTTTTTGTAGGTGCGGATGAAACACGAGATACACTCGCTACGACTTGTTTTGGTTGTTTTGTTTCCCGTTTCATAGTGGGAAACGCATCTTCCAAACGCATGTCTAATTCAGAATAATACTCCTCAGACGAGGGATTGTATCCTTCCATTTTTAATTGGGCATCAATAGCATACGCTGCTCCCGTTTTAGGTGCATCTTGACCAAACCACGAATTACTTTGTGCCCATTGTAAGGCTCTCGGGTCTGGTTGAGTAGCATTCTGCTGTGCTGACACTTGCTGTTGAGGTTGTGGTGTAACCGAGGGATACACTGGAGCCTCTTCAACTTCTGGAGCATCAAAAAGATGTTTTTGATTTTCCAAAGTTTTAATATCAACTTTAGCATCTGCAATTGATTCGGCTGCTCTTAACATTCCGTCTGAGTCGCCTGCCTCATGTGCAGATTTATGTTCGCTGCGTGCTTTCTCCAAAAGTTTCTCGGCTGATTCTAATCTGCTGTCATAGTGATTCTTTTGAAGTTTTTTGTAATCTTTATTAAGTGTGTTGTTTTTTTGCAACTCACCTTCTAGTTGAGATATTCTAGATGCATACTGATTACGCTCTGTTTCATAGACGCTCTTTTGCCTCACAAGGTCGTCTATTCTTCGTTGAAGTCTAGATTTTTTTTTCGGTTGTTCTTCTTCCTCTTTCTCCTCTACGGGTTCAGATTTAGTTTCAACAACTTCCTGTTCCTCTTGCTCTTCAACATTCGCTTCTTGAGGTTGTGCCTCATCAGCGTCTGCCGTTTCTTCTGGCTGTTCAGATTGCTCCATAGTTTCTAATGCTTCTTCTGCATCAAATGCTTTGAGTTTCTCTTCCTTGCCATCATCAACGACTTGCATCGGCTTTTTGGCCGAAGAGTCATGTATAATTTGCATAGGTTTCTCCTAAGAATTTTACGCTGTTATAGCAACAGCTAATTGAAATAACTAACTTATTTCATTAATATCTGGAACTACTCCCAGAATCTCATCATCGTTCATAATTCTAAGTTCGGCTTGACCATACTTAAATCTATGACCTGCATATTTACCAAACATAACATAGTCACCTAGTTCACACCAAGATTTTGTCATGTCATCTCTTTTGTATGCATCAGTTCCCACTTCAATAACTTTACCAATTGAAGCTATTGCTCTGTGGTCTTCTACAGATTTGCTTGGTAAATATATACCCATGTTAGTTTTGTTAGCTACATCTAATACTTTTATTAGTATTCTGTGACCGACTGGTTTTGGGTATTTATCGTTTTTTAAATCAACTTCTTCAAGTTTAAAAGTAGTGTTACTCATCGTCATCATCCTCTATATATTTAGAAGATTCTTTTATCAAATCTCTTGCGATTTGCAAACCTTGTAGTTCACCAACTACTTTTTTGTAATCTGTTTCTGGTATTTTACCAAAAGCAAAGGCATCTTTTCTGTCAGATATTTGTTTGTCTATCTTTCCAGAGACATGTTTAATAAATTTAATTATTTCCACTTACTTTTTTTTTATAACCTTTTGTAAAGTTTTAGCTTGTCCTGCATGTAATCTAGATGCTTTCTTTAAACCTTTAATTACTTTTTTTACTTTTTTCTTTTTAGACTTTGTTAACACTAAAATACACCTTTAAATTTTGTACCTCGAATAGCTGCACCAACACCCTTAGAAGATTTAGCTCTTTTCTTTGTAACACTACCACCTTTTTTAAAACCCGGATTACCCTTTGATTTATTGTGTTTAATTACATCTTTTTTAAAACTCTCTATTGCTTCTTCTTGTGTAATACCTTCTTTTTTCATTTTACGTTTAATAAAACGCATAAAATTAGGGTCATTTAAATCATAATCAGCGTTAGGTAGTATAAAACGTGATTTACCTTTTTCTTCAGCCATTAAAATACACCTTTAAATTTTGTACCTCTAATTGCCGCTCCTGCACCTCTAGATTTTTTTGACTTAGCTCTTTTTTTGACCATTCCGCCACCGGCCATTCTGCTTTTTTCCATCTCTTCTTTTACATCACCTGCAAATTTTTGAGCACCTAATGTTGCTGCTCCGCCTGCACCTGCTGCTGTTGATGTTTTTACAATTTTTGAGCCTAAACCAGATTTCTGTTTAAATCCTAGTTCGT